GTTCAGCTATATTTAATAAAGATATGGTTAGATCTTATGGCTTGCCAGCAGGAGCAAAAAAGATTTCTGCGGCTAGTGGATATGTGCCAAATTTTGTAGGTGGTGGAGGAGCAACTTGGAGAACTCATTATTATGTAAATGCTCAAGGAAACAAAATAACTCAACCTAAAGTCTGGGATTCTCTTTCAGAGGCTGAAAAAAAACAATATTCACGCAGAGAAACTTATCAAGATTTAACAGGTAAAACTCTTTCTGCATTGCATCCAGGTGGCGCCGTTATGTTACTGCCAACACAAGAAATGGCAGATGAAGTTAATGATAAATCAATGCGTCAAGGAGTTAAACCAAAAGAATTTAAAGATATAGCAGACTTTGTAAAATTTAGAGCTTATGGATTTCAAGGCAGCAGAGTAAAAAATCAAGTTAAATCAGAGGGAGAAAATGAGGGCGTCGCTATAGCGAGTATAGCAGAAAATATTAAAAAGGTTATTACAAATGAGGGCGCTAGAGTTGTTAATTTATTCAAGCCATTAACAAAGACGCCAATTAGCGGTAATGAATTTGAAAAACTTTATGATGAAAAGGGTGGCGCAGCTGGCGCTGCTGCTGGTGTTGCAGGTTCTATATTTGAAGCTGCAATGGATTATTCTTTTAATAATAAAAAATCAAGGGCAGCGCAACAAGCTATAGCAGCTGCCGAAGCAAATAATATTACATTTGACGTTCTTAATTTTAAACAGGCTAGAGTATTAAAAGCTGCATTTGGCGCATCTGGATCAACTGAAGCATTTGCCGATTATAAAATAAGTCCAGAAAGAGCAAGAACATTTGCAGATCAAATTATAAAAAATAATGTTTTTGCAAAAGCTTCAAGTGGATATGTTCCTAATTTTGCCGCAGGGTCTCCTCTTGGAGATGCAATTAATAGAGAAATGGCGGCGGGAGTAAGTCCAAGTAAAATTCGCATCACCCAAGATGGCCGTTTAAGAAACGCAGGAAATCCAAGCGGTCTTGCAGTTATAAACACAAGAGATGAACCTAATGGAAAGATACCAAATTTTGCGAGTAGAGGAAGACCAGATTCTCCTGCGGATATAAAAAGAGCAGAAAAAAGAGCCAAGGAGCGGCAGGCGAAGCAAGATGCAGAAGATATTGCGTTAGCTACAATGGGCGCTGGCGGATCGACAACTGTTGACGTAACTCCAAAAAAACTTGCAGAACCCGCAGAAAAATTAGCAGAATCTACAGAAAAAGCAAAAATTGGTCTTGATAAAATGTTTTATGCAATGTCTGGGCTGACAGTTATTACTTCTACATTAGAATCATCTTTAGGTAAATTAAATAGTCCAATTGCTGATGCCGTTGTAGGTTTATCTAAACTTGCTCAAGGAGCTTCGCAAGGAGCTTTGCTGGGAACTACATTAAAAGATGTAGCAGGCTCAAAAATAGGCGCTGGATTTGGCAAAGCTTTGCCAATTGTAGGAGCAGTACTTGGCGCTGCTCAGACTGGATTAGACATGTGGGTAAGTAGTTCTTTGGCAAAGGATGAAAACGCTCCAGCAAAACAAGCTGGAATAGAATCAGTAAAAGACATAACAAAAGAGGCTGATATAAAATCAAAAATGGGAGAGCTAGGCAGAAAGATTATAGCTAACCCCAAAGATGATAAAACCAATGCTGCTTATGATGAATTAAAAAGAAAACTAGCAGAAATAAATAAATCTAAAGTCGATGCGGCGAAAGAAGAGAAAAAACAATCTGACGAATTGATTAAAAGGATTGCTTTAACTACAAAAATAAATAGTTTAAATGAAGCTGCGGCAGCTGGAGAAAATGCGGCTCAAGAAAAAAGAGCAAAACGTCAATCAGACTTTATTAGAAACTCAGTTTTTATGACTGAGTCACAAAAATTAGATGCAGATAATAATGAAAAATTATTACAAATAGAAGAAAAAAGAGATGATTTAAAAAAGTCAATTTTACTAAGCACGACAAAAGAACTTGCTCAAGGCAAGTTAACTACAACAGAAGCTAGCGCAGTAGAAAATTTGAGACTAAGATTAGAGGCTGGAGAAGATATCAAAAATGTAGAACAAGAACTGCTAAACTTAGGAATTCAAGGAAATAGTGAGGCGGCGTTAAAAATCAAAAATGCTCTTTCAGAATTAAAAATTGGAGATAGTAGATTAGTTACGGAATCAAAGATAACAAAAGAGAGACAAGAAGCTTCTAAATATGCAGACCAAGAAATAAAAGCTAATAAAATTAGACTTTCTATAATTCAAGATACGGTAACAGCACAAAGAAAATTAGTCGATACTAGAATCCAAGGAGCTAGATCTATTGAAGATTTAAAATCTCAAACTGCAATAATTGGAATTCAAAATCAAATATCAAGACAGCCATTTGCAACAAGGTCTCAAGAAGCTTCTCTTGCTAGATTAAACGCTGAACTAGCAAAACAAAATGAAATAAAGAGTATAAGTCGAAATTTTGATGATGCGATAAGGTCGTCAGAAAGAGACAAGCAGGACGCTTATTCAAAAACTGCTAGCGAGTTATATATGCTTACTGATGTGCAACAAGAGCAATTGCAACAATTAATTAAAACTAAAAATTTTAGCGGAGCGACAAATTTTGTAAAATCTTTGACTTTAATGGATCCTGGTGAAGGGGCGAGTTGGGACAGAGCAATGCTTGCAATTAATAATGCAGATAAACAACACTCAGAACAATTAACAACTCAAAATAAATTAAAAGAAATAGCTTTAGCTCAACTAAAGGAGCAACAAACATATGAATTAGCTATTATTAATTTAAGAGAAAAATCTCCAATGCAAGCTGGAGCAGTTAGGGCGATTAATGAAATTAGCAAAGAGGCTTATAATTTTCAAGAGACCTTTGCCTATAATACTACAAACGCATTTAGAGATGGTTTAAGAGATGCAATGTCGGCGGCTATTTCTCAAACCGATGACCTTGGGGCAGCGTTGCAGAATGTTGCAATGAATTTCTTAAAAACAATGCAGAATGCGTTTTTACAAAATGCCGCAAACAATGCTATGCTTGGATTAAGTTCAGTTTTTCCTTCTATTTTTCCCAAAATCCAAACAAAAGCTCGCGGAGGTCTTATTACCGGAGGGAGTGGATACCGCGATGATGTTCCCGCAATGCTTACTGGCGGTGAATTCGTTATGAGAAAATCGGCTGTGCAAAAATATGGCGCGGCCAATCTCGCCAAAATGAATAGTGGTGGAATTTTCTTACCCGGTGTTCGTGGTGGCGGGAATATAACTGGCTATGATCAATTAAGAGCTTTTGCCAACCAAACAACCACTAGTGGTGCGACAGATATATTAAGAGGTGGCGGCTCAAGCGCATTTATAAATCTTGAAGATCAAAGCTCAAGGCTTTCTAGGTTTGGATTGTTAAATGATGATACAATTAATCAAGAGATTCGTTCCGCACAAGAACAGGGATTAAATATTATTGCTCAAAGAGAAGCTTATAGAACGCAGCAAAGAAAAGCATTTCAGCAACAGTTAGTTGGAACTATTGCTTCAGCGGCGTTAATGGGAGGCATTAATAAATTAACGAGCATGGCGTCAATTAAAAGTCAAGTTATAAAAGGTTCTGGTGGTATAGAGCCATATAACATATTAGGACATAGTATCACTCCAGTTAATCCCACAATGACTCCATATAAAGTAAGAGGAGCTTATGGAGGTATGATTCGCCGTTATGCGTCTGGTGGCCCAGTTGACGATATTCCAGCGTTATTAATGAGCGGCGAATATGTAATGAATCGTGGCGCGACATCAAGATACGGCAGAAGATTTTTAGATTCGATGAATCAAGGACGTATGTCAAGATTCGCAGATGGCGGCGAGGTTGGAACCTCAACAACTACCACAGAATCTAATGCCAAAATGATGGGCGATGTCAGCATCAACATCAATGTTTCTGGTCAAGGGTCTCAGACCGAAACGCAAGGTAATACAAGTCAAGGTGGTATAGATTATAAGAAAATGTCGGAAAGGATAAAGGCTGTAGTGCTTGAAACCATAAACGAGGAAAAACGTTTGGGGGGAGCGCTCAGAACTAGATAATGTCAAAGGGCGCATCAATATCAAACTTTGAGGCTGAAGTTTTTCTTAGTGGCTACAAATTGTTTGGAGTCACTGATGTAAACTTCGGATATTCATTGCCAGTTGATCATATCAATGTTTTAGGGCATAATAAATTTAAAACATTTACATCTGGTCCACCACAATCATCTTTAAGTATTCAGAAGTATCTTTCTCCAAACGACTTTCTTTTAAACTTCACTGGAAATGCTGGCGTAAGTGGAGGCTTATTTTATGCAACTAGAGCGAGAGACTTTGGATTTAATTCGGCGTATTTAAATTCATATTCAGTTTCTTGTTCAGTTGGAAATTTTCCAAGTTTGAGCGTAGACTTTTCAATATTTGGCGATGTTGGTAGCGGGATAATACAAACAACAGCTAACGAAACTGGCGTTTTAAAAGTTATAAGACCAAGAGAAATTTTAATTGAATGTGATGGATCTGGAACCAATAGAATTGAGTCTTTTACATATAGCATCGAATGTCAAAGACAGCCACTTTATCACCCAACAGGCAAAGGGCCAATTGATGTTGTTACTTTAAGGCCATATAGAGTTACTGCTCAGTTTTCATTGGGCATTCATGATTACGAATCAAAAAGGCTTTTTGATTATGTTATTGACTCAAATAAAAGAAATATTAATATAACTGTAGGTTCTTTGGCGACATTTTCCATGTCTAATATGGAGTTTATTGGTGAAACAATTAATTCCTCTGCGACAGATGATGTTACTATGACCCTTAATTATCAAGGATTTATCTAATGTCATTCTTTTACGACAGAGACCAAAATGTAACAGGAACGATTCCAGCATCGTTCACATTTACTCCTTCGTATGGAATGCAGGTTTCATTTTCTTCTGAACTTGCTGAATATGGCACAGTGGATAATTATATATATAATATGCCTAAAGGGCTGAATCATTTGCAAATGCAAATATCAATGCCGTTTGAAAATCGCAAAGAAGAACAGGCAAGACAAATTGTTGGATTCTTTGAAAGTTTGCAGGGCACGGGATATTTTGCGTATACCGATGCGGCGCAAATATACAAGCCATTAAATTTATTTGTCAATAATATTGACAATACTTATAATGAAAATGATCTTTATAATATAAATGTTTCTGCCAGCACTGATCAAAGTTCAACATTATTAAATTGGAATAATTTATTTGTAACTGGATCAAATATAAAAGGCGATTGGGCTACATCTACTAGCTATTCAAAATATGATGTTGTTAGATACACAGGAAATGCAAGTTTCCCAAGTAATACTG